GCAAATCAAGAAGAAGTCTGGGACAAGATCATGCAGTACAAGGCAGCGGTGCAAATTTTGAAAATGCTTCTTGCTGAACGAAAAATAACAGAAGAAGATTATCAGCGTGTGCGTGACATCTTAGCCAAGGAATGCGGCATAAACTCGTGCAGTATATTCCTTGACTCTTGTCCGATAGTACGGTAATATGTCATCGGAAAGGGGGAGGTTATCACGGCACGAGTGATACAAAAAGTTGTATTTCCGCAGAAAAAGCAATTCCCGTTGAAACGGACGGCAGCATATGCCAGAGTGTCCAGCGGAAAGGATGCCATGCTTCATTCTCTATCATCACAGGTCAGTTACTACAATCAGCTGATTCAGAGCAATCCGGAATGGCTGTTCTGCGGTGTTTATGCAGATGAGGCGTTGACCGGAACAAAAGGAAACCGGGCAGAGTTTCAAAAGTTGCTTAACCGATGCAGACAGGGAGAAATCGACTTGATTCTGACAAAGTCTATTTCTCGTTTTGCACGAAACACGGTTACCCTGCTGGAAACGGTACGGGAATTGAAATCGCTGGGCGTTGATGTCTATTTTGAGGAACAGCGGATTCATTCCATGAGTTCAGATGGCGAACTGCTGCTTTCCATTCTGGCATCCTATGCACAGGAGGAAAGCTATTCTGCCAGTGAAAATCGAAAATGGCAAATCCGAAAGGATTTCTCAATTGGAAAAATCGGTAGTATTACGATTTTGGGCTATCGCAGAAATGCAGAGGGAGTCTTGGAAATTGAACCGAATGAGGCAGAACTTGTTCGCATGATTTTTTCAGATTATATTTCCGGTATGGGGCAACAGAGAATCGCAAATAAGATCAACGAGATGGGAATACCAACTCGGCAAGGGAATCTATGGACAAACCCAAGAATCCGTGAAATTCTGACAAATGAAAAATACATCGGAAATCTCATGCTCCAAAAGTACTATCGCAATAACCATATCGAAAAGAAAAAAACGAGAAATCGGGGAGAACTTCCAAAATATTATGTGGAGGAAGCCCACGAGCCAATTATTGATCTTGAAACGTTTGCCAAAGCACAGGCTATATTGGCTCAGCGACATGAGCAATACGCCCATGATGGTGCTATAAACCGTTATCCGCTTAGTGGCCTTATTATCTGTGGATTATGTGGAAAGAACTATCAACGAAAACAACTCCCGCAAGGAATCATCTGGATGTGTGCCACTTTCTTAAGGAGAGGAAAAAAGTACTGCCCGGGTTCAAAGCAAATTCCGGAATCAATTCTATATGCTCTAATTTGTGATGTACTTAAATTGGATGAATTTGATACGGCTGTATTTTGGGATAATATTCACCATATTGTGATTCCGAAACCGTTTGAGGTGCAGTTTTTCTTCCACGATGGAACATCTGATATACGGCATTGGAAATACCCATCAAGGGCAGAAAGCTGGACAGAGGAAATGAAACAAGCCGCACGAGAAAGGAATCAGAAATGGGTCGAAAAGTAACTGTAATACCGCCAACAATCAGTCTGCAAACGCACCTGCCGACAACACAGAAAGTAAAACGAAAAGTTGCCGGATATGCACGTGTTTCTACAGATTTTGAGGAGCAGCTCACTTCATACGAGGCACAGGTTGATTATTATACCAAGTATATTCAAGAACGTGAGGACTGGGAGTTTGTCAAAGTCTATACTGATGAGGGCATCAGTGCAACCAGCACAGTGCATCGTGATGGATTTAATCAGATGGTGGCAGACGCTCTGGACGGCAAGATCGATTTGATTGTCACCAAGTCAGTCAGCCGATTTGCACGAAACACCGTAGATTCCTTGACTACGGTGCGAAAACTGAAAGAAAAAGGCGTGGAGGTGTTTTTTGAAAAAGAGGACATTTACACGCTGGATTCCAAAGGTGAACTGCTGATTACCATTATGTCCAGTCTGGCACAGGAGGAGAGTCGCTCTATTTCGGAGAATGTAACTTGGGGGCAGAGAAAGCGTTTTGCCGATGGGAAAGTAAGTCTACCATACAAGCATTTTCTGGGGTATCGAAAAGGAGCAGATGGCTTGCCGGAAATTGTGCCGGAGGAGGCAGAAATCGTTCGCAGTATTTATCGCTGGTTTATGGAGGGCATGACGCCATATAAAATCGCTTGTATTTTGATTGAAAAAGGCATTCCGACACCATCTGGGAAAGAACAATGGCATCTCAGTACGGTGAAAAGCATTCTAACCAATGAAAAATACAAGGGTTCTGCTCTGTTGCAAAAGAAATTTACTGTGGATTTTCTTACGAAAAAGACCAAAGTGAATGAGGGTGAGGTGCCTCAATACTATGTAGAAGAGAGCCACCCTGCTATTATTCCACCAGAGGAATTTGAATTGGTGCAGGCGGAAATGGCAAGGAGAAAAGAACTGGGAAAACGCTATCACAGTGGCAGTATATTCACAGCCAAAATCGTCTGTGGCGAGTGTGGCGGTTTTTACGGTCCTAAGGTTTGGCACTCTAACAGCCGTTACAGACGTGTGATATGGCGATGCAACAAGAAATATACGAATGATTGTTATTGCAAAACACCGCATATTGATGAGGACACGATAAAGCAAGGCTTTTTGAAAGCCTATAATCAACTGCTTACTGATAAAGGGAGCGTTTTGAGTCTTTGCGAGATGTTGCTGCGTGCTTTTTCAGACTGTTCAGATTTGGATGCGAAAATGAGTGTTCTGGATGATGAGGAAAAGCAGATCACAAAAAACATAAGAGAAATGGTTGTGATCAATAGTCGAACGGTTCAAAAGCAGCCAGAATATACGATGGAGTACCAATCCTATGAGCAGGAGTACGAGGCGTTGAAAGCAAAATATCAGAAATTGCAGGCTGAAAAATTAGATCGCATAAATAAAACTACTGTGATCCAAGATTTCATGGAGCAGATAAAAAAGAGGAAAGAGCCGATTAAGGTTTTCAGTTCGGACGTGTGGCTTACTGCAATTGAAACAGTGACCATCAGTAAAAAGGGAGAATTGCAATTTCGGTTTAAAAACGGTACTGAAATAACAGTTTGATTCCGAATCGCAGCATTATTAATTTTTCACATAAAACGAAAAGCAGATTTGTAACATTACACAAATCTGCTTTTTTGTCTTGACTTTGCGAGAAAAATAGTGTAATATAGATTACAAGCAAAACGAATGAATCCGGTGTTCCGGGTTTGTCAAAGGCAGTGGTTACCCACTGCACACCCTTTCGGTACTGTTTGCACACCCCTTGCAAAGGGAGTGCATGATTGTATCAAAGGTTAAGTGTTTTTCCATACTTGCACCTCTATTTTGATACAATTTAGAGGTGCTTTTTTATGCCCAAAAGCCAGCGAAACAGCGTGGATTTCAAAAAGTAATCGTTCTTTGGGACGTGTTCAAAAGCAGAAAAACCGGCTCAGATTTCCCTCTGAATCGGTTTTCTGTTTGCGTAAACGTTTTTTTGTGGGCAAAAATGCACCCAAAATTTTTTGAAATGCACCCGCTTTCAAGACAAAGAGAAACCGGCGTACCTGCGATGATATTCGCAAGATACGCCGGTTTGTTTTAACCTTGGATTTCTGTTCCGTCTAAGAATTGAAAAATCATTTTCCCATCATGGAACACCGTCACTTTTTCTATCGTTGCTCGCCATAGCTCCTCATCAAAGCTGTCCAGCACTTGCGGAACAGCAGAAATGGTTTCCAGGAAGTGATGTAACGTATCCATCCTGTTGATGCGTGCTGCTCTCTCTTGCTGCAGCTTGGTGAACTGCTGTTGTAACTTCTCATATTGCTGCACCAATGCATGATACTTTTGGTCGTACTCCTCCTGATCTTGCTCGGTTTCAGCATTTTGTGCGATATGTTTTTTTGTCACGGCAGCTACCGCATTCATCTCCCGACTGGCTTTTTCAATTCGCAGGTCGAGTAGTGTCGTATTGGAAAGATCATCGATGAGCATTTGGCAAGTTTCTAAAACCAAATCCCTTTGCTGAAAGAAACTCGCAAATGCAGTTAGAAATCGCATTTTGATTTCATCCTCGTACAAATGCGGAGTCGTGCAATTTTGAGAAAATTTCTGATTGCATTGCCAAATAACACGCCGATATTTACTGTTGGAGTGCCAGACCTTTGCTCCAAAGAAGCCGCCACAGTCACCACAGATGATTTTTGCAGAAAAAATATCATTTCCGCTGAATTTACGCCCCAGCTGTTTGCGTTTTGCCATTTCTGCTTGTACCAGTTCAAATTCCTCTGGGGAGATAATGGCAGGATGGCTCTCCTCAATGTAATATTGGGGTACTTCACCCTCATTTACTTTGGTCTTTTTCGTGAGAAAATCCACAGTAAATTTCTTTTGCAGCAGAGCAGAACCTTTGTATTTTTCGTTGGTCAGGATACTCCCAATCGTTCGTATATGCCACTGTTCCTTTCCGGCAGGCGTTGGAATACCACGGTCGGTCAGATTTTTTGCAATTGCATAGTAGGATTTTCCCTCTAAAAACTGCTTGTAGATCTGTCGAACAATCTCTGCCTCATCCGGCACAATTTCCGGCAAGCCATCTGCTCCTTTCCGGTATCCCAGAAATCGTTTGTACGGCAGACTAACCTTTCCATCGGCAAATCGCTTTCGATGTCCCCATGTCACATTCTCCGAAATAGAACGGCTTTCCTCCTGTGCCAAACTGGACATGATGGTGATTAGCAGTTCTCCCTTGGAATCCAATGTGTAGATATTCTCTTTTTCAAAGTAAACTTCTACATTCTTTTCTTTCAATTTTCGTACAGTCGTCAGGGAATCCACCGTATTTCTTGCAAATCGACTAACGCTTTTGGTGATGATCAGATCGATTTTTCCATCCAAAGCATCTGCAATCATTTGATTGAATCCATCTCGGTGAGCCATGCTGGTAGCACTGATGCCCTCGTCCGTGTAGACCTTGACAAACTCCCAGTCCTCACGTTTTTGAATGTATTTTGTGTAATAATCCACCTGTGCCGCATATGAGGTGAGTTGCTCCTCGAAATCTGTGGAAACACGTGCATAGCCGGCAACCTTTCGTTTCACTTTCTGCGTTTTGGGCAGGTGCGTTTGTGGATTGATGGTTGGCGGAATCATGGTAACTTTTCGTTCCATTTTCGACTCCTTTCTCGTGCTGCCTGTTTCATCTCCTCTGTCCAGCTTTCTGATCTTGAGGGATATTCCCAGTGGCGTATTTCTGATGTTCCATCATGAAAGAAAAACTGTACCTCAAATGGTTTTGGGATCACAATGTGATGAATGTTATCTCGAAATACGACCTCATCGAATTCTGTCAATTTCAGTATATCGCAAATCAAAGAATACAGGATGGATTCTGGAATTTGCTTTGAACCAGGGCAGTATTTTTTTCCTCTCCGCAAAAATGTAGCACATAACCAGATGATTCCCTGTGGGAGTTGTTTTCGTTGATAGTTCTTTCCACATAATCCACAGGTAATGAGACCACTAAGCGGATAACGATTTGTAGATCCATCATGGGTATATTGTTCATGCCGCTGATCCAATATGGTTTGTACTTTGATAAAGGTGTCAAAATCGACAATCGGTTCGTGGGCTTGCTCTACATAGTATCTCGCCAATTCGCCTTGATTTTTCGTTTTTATCTTTTCGATATGGTTATTGCGATAGTACTTCTGAAGTAACAAGTTTCCAATATACTTTTCATTGGTCAGAATCTCACGAATTCTCGGATGTGTCCATAGATTTCCTTGACGGGTAGGAATACCCATCTCGTTGATCTTATTTGCAATTCGTTGTTGACCCATACCAGAGATGTAATCAGAAAAAATCATACGGACAAGCTCCGCCTCTTTCGGTTCGATCTCCAAGATCCCATCCGCATTTCGGCGGTAGCCCAGAATCGTAATGCTGCCGATTTTGCCATTGGAAAAATCCTTTCGAATCTGCCATTTCCGGCTTTCACTGCTAGAGAAACTTTCCTCCTGTGCGTAGGATGCCAAAATCGTGAGCATCAGTTCGCCATCGGAACTCAAGGAGTGAATGTTCTGCTCCTCGAAATAAACATCAACCCCCAGCAATTTCAATTCCCGCACCGTTTCCAATAGTGTGATGGTGTTTCTTGCAAAACGGGAAACTGATTTTGTAAGAATCAAATCAATCTCGCCATTTCGGCAGCGTTCCAACAACTTTTGAAATTGTTCTCTGGAATCTTTTGTACCAGTGATTGCCTCGTCTGCATAAACACCACAGTATTTCCATCCGGGGTGCTGCTGGATCATACGGCTGTAATAACTGACCTGTGCCGACAGAGAATGGAGCATCGCATCCTTTCCGCTGGACACTCTGGCATAAGCTGCAACATTCTGCATCCTCGGAAATTTTTCCGGAAATACGACTTGTTCAACAACACGTTCCATAAATACGCCTCCTTTGTCCCTCTATCATCGCTCTTATCCGGCAAAAAATCAAGCGATTTCCCGATAAATACTCTTGTCTGGAATGTTGCACCGTTCAGCGATTTTTCGCTCACATTTTCGATATTCGGACTCTGAAATCGTACCATTTTTCCAAAGCTGACGGAATAGAGAAACTGCGATTCGATAGGCAGCAATTTGCTGCAGCTTACTGGTCGTCATGTTGATTCCTTTCCCGATAACAGGCAATCGTACAGTATTTTCTGTGCTGGCTGGGATAGGCTTTAAAAGTAGAGCCGCATTTTACACAAGTATAATCCAGCATTCCGGCGGCAAGGTTTTGTTTTCGCCACCAAGCAGATCGACAGCGACCGGAACAGAATTTTTTCTGTCTTTTATGGGGCAGCTGTATCAAGGGTTTTCCGCAATTCGGACATCTGTTCTGTTTTTTTCTTCGGAGATAAGATTTGATTGTATTGGGAGAGATACCGAGGGATTCTGCAATTTTAGCTGTCTTTTCTCCTGCAGCAAGCATTTGTGAAATGATTTCTTTTTGACTTTGTGTCATAGAAAATACCTCCTTCTAAGTTCCTATGGAGAAAAAACTGCAATTTGAGTACAAAAAAATCCCGAAGCTGTTCAAGGAGAACAACTCCGGGAAATGGTTAGATGAAATTATCCCAAGAAGCATAACCGGTCACATACTGTCCCACCGGTGTCTTTCCGCAGAACTCCGGCTTTGTGGTGATCCGATAACGACCGTTCTTGCAGGCAATGCCGTCATAGAGATAGTAAGTGCCGCTGATTCTTCTGGTTACAGATGTAGTTTCTGCACTGGCGAACAGAGGCGTGTTGGCACGAATGGTAACCTTCTGTCCCTTGGTGAACTGGCTGCCATTGGTGTAGACCACATTTCCGTTGGCGTCAAATACAGAATATCCGACCTTGCAAGCTTTCTTCGCATTCTCCAAAGAAGAATACGCACCTAGCTGCGACTTTGCATCTGCCCAAGACTTTCTTACCCGGTAAAGCTGCTTTGTAGAAGGTGCAGCAGAGGAACCTGCATTCAAATAAGACTGCACCTTTTTCTTAAACTCTGCCCAATGCGGCAAAATGTACGCCGGACACATCTTGTACCGATTGTACATGGTGTTCAACTGGTCAATCGTTCCATTTCGTCCGTCACGAACATTGAGCCAGTGGGTATGGGTGTAGAGATGGCTGATGTCCAATCCATACTGTTTTAATAACGCTGCTGCCAATTTCGCTGCATTGTCCTCCGATTTTTGATCAGCAGAATTGTATGCAGAGGACATAATACACTCGATAGCGATGGTTCTGCGATTTCCATTACCACTGCCATCAGCAGCGTGCCAGCCGCTCAGGCTGTGTGGCAGATTCTGCCATGCACAGATATTGTCAACGTAATAGTGGACACGCACGTCCTTCATGTTGTTATTGACGGTTGCCCTTGTATACTGTTCCGCAGGGGTCGTGCCGCTTGCTACTGTGATCCAGTCTGTATTGTGAACAGTCACACCAATGATTTTCCCCGCCATGGAAACAGAGGGCATATCAATGTGGTTGGGATTGTGTTTGGTGAGTAAATACTCGTTGATTTTTACTCCGTTCAGAGTCGTTGTTGCATCTGGTCTTAAAATAGTCATATTACTTATCCTCCTTGTCGGTTGTTTCTTCGGTTCTGCCGATTTTCGTTTGCAGAACATCAATTGCTTTTTTGATTGCAGGCGGATACGGGATCCCCATTAAACTTGTATTTTCCACGATGGAAAGCAGTTCGTTCAGGCAAAAGCTGATGCAGACTGCATCCCGGATGTAGTTGGTATTCAGCAGAATGTCCATCCGAACTGCAACGACGATCAGCATCAAGGTGCAGACTTTTTTCGCCAGACCGAACCAGCCAGCTTTGGAAGAAAGTCCGCCGCTTTCTGTGTGTTTGGACTTTTTCATCATGGCGGTGATGATGCCAGTGAAAAAGTCGATTGCCATAAAGACGACCAGTGTCACCAGAGCGGAGTCCCAGCCGCCAAAAATGGCAGTAAAAAAGCCGCCGACCAAGCCGACAGCTACACAAATGGTATCTTTCATCATATTTTTAACTCTCCAGTACTTTTAGAAATCGGATTTTCGGATGAGAATTGTTGCTTCTGCCCACCCAGGCAAGGTAATATTCGCCGTCAGAAATGCCGGTGCATTCTGTGATGGTGGTGATAAAGGTATCCGACTGCAGCCAGTGGAAATCCAGAGAAACCGCACGATTTGCGTCGATCTCTGTGTTTACATACACGCCAATAGGAATGTCAATTTTCTGCGGTTTCGGCACCAGATACAAACTTCCGGTTTCACTGGAACCCGACTGATAGGACATCACGATTTCCGCATTTTTCGTCAGAGATAAGGGCTTTGCACAAACGGTCAAGATCGACTTATCCCAGTTGAAGCACTCCTGCGAGTAGGACAGCACGAAATCATTTGCTGCACTGCAAAACTGCGGATAGGCAGCCAGAAAATCTGTCATTGTCTGATAGCTGCCGTCCAGAACCATGCTGATGTCCGGTGCGTAGGTCGAAATGGCATTCTGCCCGGACTGAAACAGGACGGTGTAATTTCTGCCGTTTGTCAGATTATCGATTTGCTTTTGCAGGCTCTCCAAAGTACGTTCTGTCTTTTCTGAATAGACTGTAACCTTTGTGCTAAGCCCATTGATTTGTGTGCTGAAACTATCCCATTGTGCGATTTTAGCGGCAGTGATCTGATCCAATGCGGATTGATTTTCGTGGGTATGCGATTTATCTTCCAGATGGGTGATGGAAAGTGTGTGCTCCTGCAAGGTATACGTCAGACTGTCGGACAATTCCTGCACTTTTTCATCCACATAATTAACATTGGCATAGGGTGTAAGGTCTACGGCTGCACCCTCTGTTAATGTCACTGTAGTTGTACCATTTTTATCTGTAATGGTGATTGTGATAACACTGCCATCCTTCACAACATTCGCAATCGGGGAAAAGCCGTCTTTACCAGCTACGCCAGCATCTCCCTTTTCACCTTTTTCTCCGGGAACACCCTGCAGCCCTCTATCTCCGGGATCACCTTTTTCGCCCTTTGGACCTTGTTCTCCCTGCTGACCCGTTTCACCCTTTTCGCCTCGCTCGCCCTGCAATCCGGTGTCGCCCTTTTCACCACGCTCACCAGTATCACCTTTTTCACCTTTCAAGGATAAAAGCCATTTTTCCTCGGAGTCTTCGTAGCCATGCTCCACTGCAATTGCATATGCTGATTTTCCATCTGTACCATCTTGACCGGGATTTCCTTTGGCTCCTGTATTGCCTTTTTCACCTTTATCGCCTTTATCGCCTTTCAAGGAAGAGAGCCAGTCTGATTCAGAGCCTTGATAACCTTGTTCTACTGCGATTTGATATGCAGATTTACCGTCTGTCCCTTTTTCTCCGTTTGCACCATTATGAAGCGTTGCAGAAGTTTCACCATCGGCATCGACAATGGTAATTACAACACCCGACTTCATTTGTTCTGCCTTTACTTTTGGGGAAAATCCATCTTTTCCATTTTGAAGTCCAGCTGCCTTTTCGTCCAGTTTTTTCAAAAGCTGCGTATACAGATCCGGAGTCGGCGGAATTGGCGTATCCCCATCTGCAACAAACCCAGATGGTCGAATGTGAAGAGTTACTGGTACGGTTGTTGCACGCAGTGTAGTATCGCTTTCCTCATCGTAACCAAACAAACTCATCTTCACCGCACCAGGATGCAGTTCAGACGGCAGCAAACAGGTTGTTCCATCTATGCCAAGCACCACGTTGTATGTTTCCTCACACTGCGTGAACTGCACCACCTTGTGCAGCGTTTTCCAAGTCCCATCGAACACGAACTTCACCGAAACAAATGCGATCTGGTCAGAGGCAATGACCTCTCGCTCCAGTGCTTCGATTTTTTGCTGTTTCACTAAGAATTTCATCATCCGTTTTTCACCTCGTTCCATGTATGGGTTTCCGTATCATATTCCAGATAGCCATCTACACACTGGATCTTTTTCAGATAATCGTTGTAGGAATGTTCTCCGGAGGACATCCAGTTGACCGGTTTGGTGATGGCGTTCCACTGAGCAATCGTTCCCTCATATGTGATGACCGTTAGACTTTCACAGTATGTCAGCATATTTTCCCCAAAGGTTCTGCAATTCGCAGAAATGGTAAGGCTGGACAATGCTGTACATCTTGTAAACGCAAAAGCACCAATGGAATCACACGCAACACGAGCAGTCTTCAGTTTTGCACAGCCGCTGAAAACATACTTTCCCCACGTTTTCACGCTGGCAGGCACAGTGACTTCTGCAATGGCGGTGTGATAAAAGGCATATGACCGGATCGCAGTAACTGCCTGCGGAATGGTAACAGAAGTCAGACCGGCGGTATCATTGATTACAGCATCTCCCTGTGCAAAAGCGGAATCACCAATGCTGGTCAGTGTAGCCGGCAGAGATACCGTTCTCGCATTGGCACAATGATAAAACAAACGGTCACCCAGACCAGTAATGCCATTGCTGAGCACAATCTCCTTGATCTGGTCGTTTTGATAGAACACAGAATCATGAGAGGTATAATCGTAGGTTGCACCCGTGCCACGCAGCAGCAATTTGCCATTGTCATAGAGAACATAGTAGATGTTTTCCCCGCACTGTCCGGTCGATAGGATTTCGCCTGCGGTCAAGTCATCTACCTTGGTTTGCAGTTCCGAAATCTGGCTGTTCATCGCATCCAGTCGCTTTTGCAGTTCGTCCAGTGTGGCATTCGTCTTTGCCATTTCGGCAAGCATCTCCGTCACTCTGCACTTGCCAAGAATACACTTGCAGTAACCGCATTTGCTCTCATCTGCACGGCAGTCTGTCAGGTCAGAATCCAGAATAGCTGTCGTTCCAGCACGCAGTCTTACAACTGCTAAAGTCAGATAAGTCGTCACATTGTTGTTGGTAAAGGTGGGAATGGTTGGACTTGTGGCTGCTGTACCTGCCAGAACACGAATCCCACAGGTACGAGTGGAACGATCACAGTAGATTCCGATCGCTACATAACGATTCAGAGATTCATCTACATAAGAAGAAAGGTCGATGGTATGCAGGGTATCACTGATAAAATAGTGTCCATCGATCCACGCCTTGCCCGTGCCGAATGTAACGGATAAATTTTTGACTGTTGGTGCAAAGCACTGCCGGTATGTATCCAGAATCCCATTGCAAATCAAACTGGACAGATATGCAGTAAAATCCTCTGCGGTATACACCCGGTCAAGGTTTTGTGCGTTAAAAAATCCATAGGAAAATGCCATATGCTCACTCCATCTCCTTAAATGTCGGTGTCAGACTTCTGCCGTTCTGGTCGAAACTCTCCACCATGCCGATCAGCTGGATTCGAGGCTGAATCAAGCCAAAGCGTTTCTGTTCCATGGTTACATAGTCGCCCACAAAGTAATCCTTGTTGTACTGATACTGGGTCGAAAAAGCAGCGATGGCAGATTCCGATGCCGTTTTTGGCTGCACCAGATGTTCCGCACCGCTGCTTTTCAAGATTTCCAGATATTCCGCATCCGTCACATCTTCTTCCTGTGCGGTGTTTCGTTCATCTACATACACCTCATATCGGTCAAGATAGGTTGGCTCTGTACCGGAACAGAAGGTGGTTCGTTTTCTGGCATTTCCTTCGCCGCAGCCCAGCACATAGGCAAAGTTTTTCTGCACCGCATCGTCCGCCGCATAGGAGAATGACAGCAGGTTGTTGTACGCATCGGAGAATACGATGTGGGGATTTTCATCCTGCAACAAACTGCGGTCTGTTCCGGAAAACAGATCGCATTTCAGAGCATTTCCATCCAGCCGCACATTTGCTGAACCGCCGATGGTTTCACAAAGGCTGTACAGCCATTCTAAGATGTTGTCATAGCTGACCTGCATTCGTGCGGTTTTCTGCCAACAGTCACCGGAAACCGTTCCCATGGAAAAACCGGGCAGATTGCGGATTCCAGCAGAAATCACATTGCGGGACAGCACCTTGCGGACGATGTCCTCATAGCTGCCGTTTGCAGTGATGGTGGGATAGATGATTCGCCGTTCCAACAGGCTGGCAAGAAACCGTCCGGTGACAGTCAGATAATCGCCCTTTTCGGCATCAGTCTCCAATTGCAGAGATTCAATGATTCCAAAATGCTGTGCATCATCGCTCCTCGCCACAATTCTGCCACGCTGAAAGATGGATACATTCTGCGGACTGGCAGCGATATACACTTCAAAGCAGCCGCACTGGTAAAATTCAATGTCCCATAAGAGTGAAGAATAACTGTCGCAGATGGCTTCCAGTGACACAGAAATCTGATCTTTCAAAGCCATCAAGCTGTAAATTTCCAACTGCATTTCTCACACTCCCAGATAAGAATTGCGGTGCATCAAAGTTACACGCAGCTTTTTCACACCACGAACTGCCTCGACCCGAAAGATATTTGTGCCTTCCTTCAAGGTCAGCCAAGTCGAACCGGAAACCA